GGACTTTTTTAACCTGCGATGGATGACCCCCAAAACGGACCACCTATCTCAGGGTATTTTAAATATCTTTCTGCTATACTACAAACGATATAAATAACACAGTATATATACTACAAATCGTAATCCTTCGCCATTACTGCCGTCATCATCCTAGTAAAGCTCAGGGTCCCAAGACCGGCTTCCCGAGCATGAGTCACAGCCTCATCATACTCCGCCCGGGTCACTTCGTAACACTCCAAAAAGCTATCCACCTCCACTCGATCCGTGTTGAACAGATCTGAAAACCTAGGATCACCCTGATCACCTTCCACAAACAAATTAGCTCCCACATGAGGGAAACTCTCTTTAAATGCGTCAAGTAAAGGATGCCCTGGTTCACTCTTCCAGCTCTCGACAATGGCTCCCATAAAAGCCCCGCACTGTTCCTCCAAGGTCTTGCAAGACGCCGGTACCATCTTACTCAACCTACATCCAGGCACGTCAATGCAACCAAACCGCTTAAATAAACAACCAAGAGCAAGGGGTGCCCCCCACTCAGATTGGCCAACAAGCCGCACAGGTCGCCTCTTCAACATGCTGAACTCCAGGAAACTACGGTGTTTCTGCACCGTGACCACCAACCCTACAGCCTCAAAGTAGTTAACAAACTCCTCAGGCTCGCGACACCCAAAACGGTAGGCAGCCACAAAAGCGCATGCCACCAACAAAGAAGCTAAGGTATCGGTGAGTGTGGTCACAACAGTGCCTGAAACCAAATAAAACGTCAAAAACTGGAAGATAATGTAACTAAACCTACACAAAGGGTTCCTAATGATAACCTCACGAGACAGCTGGTCCATCAAGCCACGAATAATAACCTCTGGAACCCACGCTGACCTAAGGAACAACACTAGAAGCCAAAAAATGGCAGGACCCAGTGAGGCGTCACACATAGAGATATCAAGCCCATAAAACCCTGACGGGGTCGACACGCCTAAATCATCACTCATAGCTGTCACAAAGATCTCCTGTCGGCCAGAGGTATGAGACTCCCACATCGTGTTGAACAATGCGGACACAAATGGGTATGAATTCTCATACACAAACTGCGTTCGCAATCTCCAACCATCCAAGAAAACCTCTCGCTCTGCATACAACTTCTTCTTCGCAACATCTATCCATGGCCCGCCGAACATAGACGACATCAACCCCAATGAAAAATACGCCCGGGGTGGTTTACCGGGCTTGGCTGGCTCATCCTTAACCTCGCACACCATAGGCTGCGGCATAAAGCCTGCAGCCACAGGGCGTAGAAGACCAAACATCAAGCGCCCGATGGCTTGCCTGATTCGGCGTTTAGCATGGTCTAAGTGGCTATGCACCAACCTAAACGTTACTATATCCACCAAACCCACAAATGCCAACAACGCGACGCTCAGTCCTGCAAGAAACCGATGTCCAACCCACCCCACCAACCGCAACCCTAAAGTCGCAAGTTGACCACCAAATATCCACAGGCACCACAAAAGGTACATCAAAAAACCCTCGGATCTCCGGTACTCCGCAAAAAGAGGCTCAAACCAGGCAGCGATCTCAGGATGTCTGTCATCATCCATCCTATGCAGCACACGTTTTCCGGTGTTGACCCCTTGGTCGGAACCCACAGTGGTGAACACCATAGATTTCAACTTTCGGGGCTGCACCAGCTCATGACCCTGCATCACCCTTGCACCATCATAATTCAACTGCAACCTGCCTAAGCTCGAAAACCACTCTCGATCAGGACGATACAAATCGAACAAGAACGTGGCTTGCTTGCGCGAAAAGCGCTCATCATCCAGCCTAGTTCCTCCCCGACACTTGAACAACCGCACCATTGACGCAGCCTGGTTGCTATGGTTCCTCTCATAATAGGTGAATTCCCTCTCACCCTGGAACGTAGTAGCAACCAAAATCTCCTTCAAAGGCCGGGTATCAGCATCATCCCAGACCAGCTGCCCATTAACAAAAGTTCCCCCCACCTGTTGCTTGACCACCAAAATGTCTCGCCGCAAAAGGGGATCAGCGGATGGACGTTGATCACATATCGAGTATTGCTTCTTGTACAAACCGTACCGCACCATGACA